AATGACATATATCGTTATGCCTCGTAGTTTACAGGATGGTCCTCCATCCGCACCTGCAAAGAAATTGTGTATCTATCACGGCAATTGCGCCGATGGATTTACTGCGGCCTGGGTAGTAAGAACTGCACTGAAGGGGCACGATATCGACTTTCACGCTGGCTTCTACAAGGACGGGCCTCCAGATGTAACTGATAAAATTGTGTATATCGTAGATTTCAGCTACGAGCGTCCAATTATGGAAGAGATTGTTAAGAAGGCACGAAGGGTGATTCACATTGATCACCATCAGTCTGCTATTATTGATATGGCAACCTACGAAGATCCTAAACTTGAAAAAGTTTACAGTCCGGAAAACACCGAGAGTGGCGCAATGCTAACTTGGAGATACTTCTATCCAAGCTATGCACCTCCGAAGATTATTGAACACGTGGACGATAGAGATCGCTGGAAGTTTAATCTTGACGGTACTCGTTCAATTTCTGCCAATATGTTCAGCTATGCTTATACCTTTGAAAATTGGGATAGACTGATGAACCAGAAGATAGAAGAGCAGATTGCTGAAGGAACTGCAATTGAGCGCAGAATGGCAAAAGACGTACGAGAGCTTCTAAGTGTGGTTGTGCGTAGAATGAACATTGCAGGATATAACGTGCCTGTTGCAAATGTAACGTATCAATACGGCTCGGACATCTGTTCGATACTAGCTAAGAATGAACCTTTTTCGGCCTATTACTACGACAAAGAAGACGCACGCGAGTTTGGGCTTAGGGCTGAACCGGGCGGTGTAAATGTAGGCGAAATTGCGACGAAATTCGGCGGCGGCGGCCACGCAACCGCTTCTGGTTTTAGAGTATCTTACGAGCAAGCGAGAAAGTTCGAGGTTTGAGATGAAATGGCAGACTAATGAAAAAGCACAACGTGCCTATTATTCGCAATGGCACGTTTGGCGAGCGTGGCATCCTGTTAAGCTTGACGACACGTGGGTTTGGTTTGAAAATGTCCTACGACGCAGTGCCTCTGGCGAATACGGATCCTATGGTCCAATTTCGAGATTTTTCTTCACACTGTGGGAATATAAGCCACATTATCTGAAAGTCATTGATGAGTGATAAACCTAAGAAGACGTATCGCATAGATGATTTAGTTCCTAGTCAGATGTTTAAGGATGCACTTTATAGACAGTCCGGATATGGCAGTGACGAGATGACCTGCGATTTCTGCGGTCGTTTACACCTATGTCCGGACGCCGATCACCATATGGCCGATGATGACGAAGGTCTGAGTTGGCGAAATTACTGCGAAGAAGCTCAAAAGGAAAATCCAGAAGGTGTTGTACTTCATCACGGGTATGATGCGGTATCCGGACGAATGTTCAACGGAATGCTTTTTGTTATGGAATGTCCTTGTAATGGCCTAGGAAGATATGAAACTTTTATCTGGGCGGAACGAGATGCAATTCGAGAATATATGAAAGCAAGAATTGATCAAGAGCTAGAATGGGCCGAACAAGAAAAACTAAAACTCAAGCTAGCCAATATGGATGGCGATTCGACATTTTGGAAAGCCTATGGAACCTGAAAAGCCCGGTGTTCCTGATAACTGGAATGATGTTAAAAAAGAATTGATCTCGGGATTATCCGGATCCAAATCAACAGTAGTGAAGACCCTGCTTGCAAATCAAGAAAAATTTTTACGTGAAATGGAAGCAGCAGAAGCGGCAAAAGTACGTGTTGCTCCAATGACTGAAGAAGAGGAAGCAGATGAGATTATCCGTAGGCTTAAAACTCCGCCACCAAAGCCCCTCGATAATCTACGTAATATTATCTTGCCTCTGATTAAAAGAGTTACTCCGGGAATAATTGCAAATGAGATCATTGGTGTTCAACCAATGACAGGACCCGTTAGTGACATAAAAACATTAAAGGTAAGATACTGTGACTCAGGAAAAGAAGATTCCGCTGACAAGGGAAGAGGAAGCTGATGAAATTGTTAGGCGATTAAGGACTCCACCGAAAAAGCCTAAAACTCTAGATGAAGAGATTATAGAAGCTCTTCAGGCTGAAATAACAAAAGAAATTGATGAAGAGATTCTTAGAGATCTCAAGGGATTATATGGCAACGAGAAAACCAAAAGAACCGATCGTACACGAAGACATTATTGAGCAACCTTTGGAAGAAGGTAACTATGTCGTGGCGTCAGTGCAAGGCTGCGTAAAAGTGTGTAAAATAATAAAAATTAGCCCTGTGATGATACATATACTTCCCATTAAGGGATATGCAAGATCAAAGGGATATATGGTATATCCAAGCCAGGTAGTTAAGCTATCGGGTGCAGATGCGTTAGTTTACATTTTAAAGAATTCGGGGCCTGAGGAATAAATATGAGAAAACTTTACTACTGCGGAATTGAGAAATTGCAAGCCCGCTATACTCTTCAATTACAAGATTGGAACAAACATATATTCAAGATGCGCGGTGTTGACTACGAAGTAGTCTACGGTGAAGATCTAACTGGCGACCAGATTGTTACCGGATCTGTTTTAGATGCACACGGTCGCAGTTTCTATAGTCTGACACAGATTGCTAATCTTGTTAAACTGATGAAGGAAGGCAAGATTACGAAGGATGATGTAATTTTCTTTGAAGATATGTTTACACCGGGCATCGAATCACTTGCATATATTATCGATCAGATTCCAAAAAAATATCGACCAAAGGTATATGTCCGTTGTTTAGCCCAATCGTTCGACCCAGATGATTTTGTCAATCGCGAAGGTATGGCACGCTGGATGCGACATTATGAAAAAATGGTCGATGAGTTTGTTACGGGTATTCTTGTAGCGAGTGAAGAATTTGTATCTCATCTTCGTATCGCTGGTATTAAGGCACCAATCTACGTTACAGGCTTGCCTTTCGGCAAGGAAGAAGTTCTTGGACGTGTTCCTTACATCAAGCCAATTTCTGCACGTGAACAACGTGTGGCTTTTGCAGCACGCTGGGATGACGAAAAGCAACCCGAATTTTATATGCAACTTGCACAAAAATTCTTCAAGACTCGCCCCGATGTTGAATTTGCTGTCTTCACTGGACACAGCGAACTGAAGAGCAATAACAAGAGCCACTTGGAATTTGCAAAGTACCTTGAGACTAGCGGTACTGCCAATTTCAAGGTTTATACTGGTCTGCGCAAGGATGATTACTACGAATTGCTTGCAGATAGTACCGTTTTATTTAACTGCGCACTTCAAGATTGGGTAAGTAATACGGTGAGTGAGGCTGACACATTTGGAACCTTGACACTATATCCTGCTTATCGCAGCTTTCCTGAGGTATTTGCCAACAATTCGAAGAATATGTATATTCCTTGGAGCGTGGATGATGCCGCAGAAAGACTTGAGAAGATGTTTATGAATCCTCAATCTTACGAAACTGGCGCAGTCAGCGACTGGCAAGATGGTACTATTAGTCGCACCTTGGACATTTTTGAAGGCAAGGGCGAAGAGTGGGCACGCAATGGTAACGATTATAGAAAGCACGTGGCTAAGCCAAAATATTAAGGAATAATAATGAATAGAGACGGACATCAACAAAAATCATTTTTCATCGGACCCGAAGTAGAACATACTCCGGCGTTTTCAAAGAAGACATTATTTGTGGCTGGAATTCATCCAGAAGAAGACGCAGACACAATTGAACGGCTGGCAAGAGAACATAAGACACCTCATATTTTCTTAGGTGCAAATCACTCTTTTGACGCAACACATTACACAGAATATTTTGCTAAGACTTGGGAAGATCTTGTAACTCGTTTGCTAGACAGAGGATTTTGGGTAACCTTGGATTATCCTGCACACCAACACGAAACAGTGTTGAAGATGTTTAGCCCAGGTATTTGGCAATCCCGGCAATTTGTACCTTTATTGAGTGTTCGCATTCCGAAGATTCAAACTTCGAGTCCTAACCTGACAGTTAAGATTGATGATATTGATTTCAATGCAACTAATCCAGGTGTTTGGTGTATGCATTTCCACGAAGTAACCGATAGCAATCGTTTCACTGACTGGCAGGATTATGGCACCGATATGGTACTCGATGTTCCCGAGAACATTGTGCCGGAATATAAGGTAGTCAAAGAACCAACTAGAGTTGTAACTCACATCGAAGTACCGGTGGAGCCTACAGAAGAGAATCTTCGTGTTATTGAGTCAGCCTTTAATGATACATCATTAGGATTAGATCCTGACGGTAAGTCCAGGTTAAAGGAAGATCCAGATGCGCCGCAAGAAACCACCAACAATTATAACCGTAGTCCTGCGGAGGCTGCTGAGGCATATGCGTCCGGGGCTAAGGAAGACCCGCTTGGTAAGACTGCGCCGAAAAAGACTACGGTAAAGACAAAGAAGTAATATGACAACCATATATTTAGATTGTACCATCGGTACAGGATTAAGTGGTACATTCCTAATAAGTGAAGCATCCTTTAACAATATAAAATATGAAGTCTTAAAAAAGGGTCTTACCGAGGACGACATTTTAGTGATATATCTTTGCTCCTGCGGTGGGACACCAAATAGTGGCTTTCTTTTGCATTCTTTTATATCAAATCTGCCCTGTTATACGATTGTTTATTCTCTCGGAGTAGTAAATTCGGCAGCAATTCAATTTTATCTTGGATTTGATAGAAGAGTGGCAACACAAGAATCGACATTTTTAATTCACCCAGCCTCATATCCTACCTCAACATGGAAATTTCCAGCAAATATTACAGCAACCGGTGCAGAATCTGTAGAATCTGCTGCCGGATTTGTTGAAGCAGTCGATAAATCTACTGCCAAGCTTATATCGAGGTATTGTGATCTTTCTGAAACTGAATTGTACCAGCGATTGCAGAGAACATACACGTTTCCGGAAACTGAATCATACTCCTATGGAATGTCGACAAATTTTGAGACAGGAATCATTAAGGATGCATCAACCATTGTAGTGAAAGATATTTAATTTATCAGATTCCAAAAGTAAATTTGTTACCTTTGATAAATAGTTGATGTATTACATCTACCATTATATTGATCCAAGAACAAATTTACCATTTTATGTAGGAAAAGGTACAGGTGAAAGACTTTATGATCACCTGTACGAAACTGAAGATAATAACGAGAATAGGCATAAATTTTACAAGATACAATTTCTTAAGAATAATGGTTTAGAACCCATTATTGTAAAAGTTATAGAAAATATTACTGATAAAGATCTTGCATATAAATTAGAAACAGAAGAAATAATAAAATATGGTAGGATAGGTTTTGAAGAAGGTGGGATACTCACTAATATTTGTTTGGGAAGTCATCCACCTTCACCCAGGGGCAAAGTTAAGTCTGCAATTCATAGACAGAGATTGTCCGAGTCTCATATGGGTAAGATAGTAAAAGAATCCACGAGACAGAAAAATTCAGAAGTTACTAAGGAACGTATTGCAAAGGGAACATTTGGACATAATATTCCTCATTCCGAGGAATCAAAATTAAAAACTTCCTTAACAAAGAAACTACAGAAAAATAGCTGGTACAATAACGGCGAAAAGTCGATCTTAGTCGGCGAAAATAGTATAATACCTAATGGCTTTGTAAAGGGCCGCCTTGTTGGAAAACGAGGAGAATATAATAAAGGTAAGAATAATGACAATTGATAGAGCAATATATGTGCAATTTCAGAAAGAAGGTATTCATAGATACCCCGATGCACCCGAAGGTGTAGAATTTCTAAAAAGCCCACATCGCCATATCTTCCATTTCCGTGTAGATATTGATGTATTTCACAACGACAGAGATATTGAGTTTATCTTATTCAAGCGTGAACTTGAAGGTCTATACACAGACAAGATTATGGAGATTGATTTCAAATCTTGTGAAATGTTGGCTGAAGACTTGATTAACTATATTTCAGCAAAATATACAGGTCGTAGAATTTGGGTAGAAGTTAGTGAGGACGGAGAGAATGGCGCAACTCTCTCATATTTTCCCGATACACAATGACTGAATTAGAACCAGCGAAGATTTTGGAAATTAGGACCTATCCTGATCCTATTTTATCTGAATGCTGTCTTTATGTTTCCAACGAACCCGAAGAGGTCAAAGAAGTAAGGACTCTAATTCAGAATATGTTCTTAACTATGTATCACAACGGTGGTGTGGGACTTTCTGCAAATCAGGTTGGTGTAACTAAGCGCGTTTTCGTTATGGACACTTCAAATAGTGGACAGAAGAGACGCGCGTTCGTCAATCCTCAAATCCTTGAGGCAAAAGAAGAAGCACGATATAAGGAAGGTTGTCTTAGTTTCCCGAATGTCTTTGCTTTCGTCAAAAGAGCTGCTAAAATAACAGTTCGCGCGTGGGACGAAGAGGGTAAGGAATTTCAACTTGATCTAACAGGTATTGACGCAATATGTGCTCAACACGAAATCGACCATTTGAATGGTATTCAATTTATAGATTATCTCTCTCCTGTGCAATTAAACCTTATTAAGAAAAGATTAAATAAGTTAAAATGAATTATAGATTGAAATATGATTGGTTAATTAATCGCGCGAGAAATCGTAATGTAGTTGGTTATACAGAAAAACATCATATTTTACCAAAATCTCTCGGAGGAACTAATAAAAAAGAAAATATTATAAGATTGACAGCCAGAGAACACTTTATTGCTCATTGGCTGTTGAGTAAGATATATAATAATCCTCAAATGACTTATGCATTCTGGAGAATGTGTAATAAATCGGATAACAGAAATTATACAATAAATTCTAAGACTTATTCTAAAACCAAGGAAGAATTTTCTATCCTTATGAAAAATAGAGTAGGAACTTTTACAGGGCGGACGCATACCGATAAGACAAAATTAAAAATGAGAAATTCTCAACTCGGGCACATCGTTACAGAAGAGACCCGAGAAAAATTAAGTATATCTCATACCGGAATCTCGATCGGTCCCATTCATACCGATGAACATAAAGATGCCCTAAGAAAAAGAATGCTCGGAAATACATTTGGGTCTCTAAGTAAGGGAATATCTAGGCCGCCGCCATCTGAAATACATAAACAGGCAATTAGTCAATCACAATTAGGTAAAATTAAGTCTGAAGAAACTAAAAATAAAATGAGCAAATCAAAAACTGGTAAATCATTCAAATTATCGATTTGCCCACACTGTAATAAGAGTGGTGGAATTAATAATATGAAAAGGTGGCATTTTGAAAATTGCAAAAATGTTATCAATACTGTTTAAGAAAGAATCTAATCAAGAAAAGAATTGCGAAACTGAAGAAGTGAACTTAGTCCCTACTTTTCACAAGAAATATAAATCTATAATTCAATATCACAGTAGATCTGATATCGAATTCTATAGTGCTGTAGATTGGGTGAATAATAATACCAGTGGTTCGGTCGATATAAAAAGACAGATATCGGGTAATAGGGCAGTTCTATATATCGGATTTGAAAATAGTGACGACGCAACCTTTTTTAAAATAAAATATGGCAACTAATATGGCAACCGGCGATCCTATCTATCATCAAAATACTGTACCACTAGTAAATGGACGAGATGGAATTTTGATTACATCTTCCGGACACACTGGATATAACACTTCGCGCATAGATGTTGGAATAAATCTTCATAGTAACCACGAGTTTCAATCTTTATTTTCGAGACTGGTATCATTAGAAAATGAAGTATTTGCACTAAGAAAAAAAGTAGTCTTTATGGAAACTAATCCACAATTAGAAGAACAATTTGAATCCCTAAAACGAGCTGGGGAAGAGTATAGACTCATAGAGAAGCTTGTCTATGGCCCGACAGGAGAAAGGAATGGAACAAGTTAACGAACACCTATTAGAGTGTCTTAATATCTTACAGGAAGAATGTGCAGAGGTTATTCAAGCCGCTTCAAAAATTAAGCGTTTTGGAATTCTAAATCGTAAAGAGGGAGATGAGCTAAATAATCTTCAGAACCTAGAAATGGAACTAGGAGATGTTTTGGCATTAATAGATCTTGTCAGGAATGCCGGCCTCGGAATTACATTAGATGGATTAGAGAAAGCAAAGAAGCTAAAGATGCTTCGCCTATCTAAATGGATGCACACTTACTCGGAGATTGAGAAATAATGGATAATCCTTTTGATAAACTAAAGAAGTTCTTTGAACCAGAAGAACCAAAGACCCCAGCAGTCTCTGATATTATAAAGCAGATGAAGAAAGAAATTTCTGATCCTAAGCAGATGATTTCTAATGTGACTATGGATCCTGCTGGTAAGATTACAGGTAATCTTATCAATATTATACCACCTAACATTAATGGTGTCGGTTACAACTATAGCACTTCGTATGGTGCTACGGGTACAGTAACGAGTACCGTTGCTTCTACCGGATATTATGGTGGTATCAATATGGGTGGTGTAGCGATGCAAGCACCCCCTCCTACTCATATAGTTAAATATAATAATCCAACAACTGGTAAAGAGATTGTTCGCGTTACAAACGAGGGTAAAGTAGTTTGGGACAACGAGATTGACGTCGATGAAGCAGCAGAAGCATTTTCAAAATCAATTGCAATGGGCGTAGAATTAAAAGCAGGAATCACAGAGAAAGTCAAGCGAGATATGCGCGATAGTGTCTTTGAAGATATTATTGAGATCGCAAAACAGAAAGGTTCTTTAAACGCTGAAGATCTGACATATCTGTTACAAGCTGCTAAAATTATGGAAAAGTTAAAAGGCGGAAAATAATGTTTGGAACAAATGAAATTGTAGGTCAGAAGTATTTTAAGGAAGCTCCAGCGGATAGCTTATTCGTGACAAGTATGTTCTTTACCCTTCAAGGTGAGGGCCCGTATAACGGAATGCCTGCGCTCTTCATTCGTCTTGCAAAATGCAATCTTGCTTGTTCGTTCTGTGATACATTCTTTGATGACGGTGACTGGATGACTTTTGAACAAATTAGTTCTAAGGCACGCGAAACTGTAATGAAGTATTGGACAGATCAGAATCTGGTAGTACCTGAATGGGTTTTAAAGACTACCCCGTCGGGCTTTGATTATGGTATTAAAAATATTGAAGGTATGAACGTTGTATTAGTGGTCACCGGTGGCGAGCCATTGCTTCAGAAGAATCTAATGGAATATCTATCTTGGGCAAAGAATCAATTCTCTGCTATGCAGATTGAAAGTAATGGAACAGTGAATCAAGAAGTACCGGCACACGTTACTCTGGTTTGCAGCCCAAAATGTGCGGAAAAAGACGGTGTCGCGACTAAGTATCTCGCACCCACAAAGCTGATCCTTGGCCGTGCAGATTGCTTGAAATTCGTGATGTCTGCAGAGCAAGACAGCCCCTATAGCGAAGTGCCAGAATGGGCGCACACGTGGAAAGCAGAAAATCCAGGTCACGAGATTTTTGTTAGCCCGATGAATATCTACAATACCTTCCCACAGAAGATTAAATTACTTCGTGCAGAAAAGGGACAGATTACAATGGATGAACGCTCTACAGTAGATGAGGTTATTAGCTTCTGGGAACCAGGATTATTGAACTTAGAAGCTAATCAAAAGAATCACGAATATGTGGCGCGCTATTGTATGCAACACGGATTTAGATTAAACCTTCAAATGCACTTATATGCGAGCTTGGCGTGATGATTGATTTTGATAGTAATTGGCCTGTTGCTTACCTACCTGAAGATTGGACAGGTGAATGTTATATTATCAATACAATGGGATTCAGTGCCTTCTTTAAGATGTACACAGATATTTCAAAATGGATTATAGATAATATTGATAATCCCCGGGCTAATGCACATTGGACGAGGCTCGGTGATTGTATGTATTTCAAATTTAGAAAATCTAAAGATATGCTGTTTTTCAAACTGTCATGGCCCGCTAAATGAAATATTGGAATAAGAGTAAAAAGTCTAGAGAACATTAGACTAGGATAGAAGGTCCTGCGGCCTATCTTGGTGCAAGATTAAAACAATGGTGCCAACAGCAACCGAGTAAATCTAAATTCTATTTTGGTACGCCTAAGGTCTGGTCTCATCAATCGGAAAATCAGGCAAGTGCTATATGGACCTGGTATTTTGAAAACCCAGAAGATGCTTTAATTTTCAAATTGAAATTTTGTACCACATAACTTTTGGATTTTGATAAATACATTAGTAATTTATCAAAAGGTAAAATGAAGACACTATCTAAGAAAATTTGTCCACAATGTAAAATAGAATTTGAATACGAATCCTGGAATAAAAAGAAAATATATTGTTCCAGAATTTGTAAAGATATTCATATGAGCGGCAGTAGAATAGATACTAAAGAATATGAAAATCGTGCAGTGGAAAAACACGGAAATAAATATTCTTATAAACTGGTAGATCTTAATAATAAAATAAATGGTAAGATAAAAATAATTTGTCCGCATCACGGAGAATTTTTACAAGATCCCTCTCAGCATTTATTGGGAAAAGGTTGTAAACTATGCGCTAGAAAAGATCAATTCTTAACAAACAAAGAATTTATAGATAAGGCAAATAAGAAACATAATAATTTGTATACATATGATTTCTGCAATTACAACTCTATGAAAGAACATGTAATTATTACGTGCAAGGATCATGGAAATTTTACACAATCACCGACACAACATTTACATCATGGTGCCGGATGTCACATATGTGCACAAATTTATACTTCATCAAAAGGTGAAAAAGATTGGTTAGATTATTGTAATGTTCCCGACGATATTGCACATAGGCAAGTTAAAATAAAATTAGAAAATCGAATTTTTATCTTAGATGGATTATTTGAAAATACCGTCTATGAATATTTAGGTGATTTTTGGCACGGAAATCCAAATCTGTTTTTAGGATCTGAGATCAATATTCTTGCGAAAAAATCTTACCAAGATCTCTATCTGGAAACCTTGCAGAGATTTGATATTCTTAAAAATTCAGGTTATAATGTAAAATATATTTGGGAGTCCGAATGGCACAAAATAAAATAATTCCATTCTCAATGTGGCCAGCACATTGGGGTTTGTCAGGAAAAACAAGAGAGATTGCGAAGGCTGAGTATGAGCTCACCGGTTACGAATTAGCAAAGCGTCTATTGGAACTAAAAGAAGAAGATTTAGAACCTGCAGATTTTATCCGCAAGAACGCCGAACTCGATTTCAAATATGGAAAAATTGATAAGGATACGCTCGACCGTAAACTTGCCGATACCATTAAAGACGAGAAGCAACGAAATTTAGCATTGCTGGAGCTTGACTATCGCGCTGGCAAGATCGTACAATTAGAGTATGAGAAGCAAAATGCGACTATCAGAGGCGAACCCTGGGTCAATATGGTAAGTATGGATTTTTCCAAGAAGACTTCCCTGGAGGGTAGTTTCGAGTTGGACTGGAATGAGGCATTTGTTGAAAAGCTGAAGTCCGAAGGATATCAGGCTCCATCCGCGGATCTTATTGTTAACCAGTGGTTTATGGAACTCTGCCGAAATGTAGCTATGGAGGAGTTCGACGGAACTGGAAACTTTACCGCGGATTCAGAAGCCAATTTGGATGCAATGAAACGCTGGCAAGGATCGGAATCCTATCCAGAAGGAAGAAAAGGTTACAAATAATGTCAATTTACTGGGATCAGAAAAACTATACACACGCATTCAAGTATAAAATGTATCAAAAAGATCCTTTACGTGTTACAATTACTTACAAATATCATCCGTGCCCCGGCTGTGCACTTCACGATCACGCCCGAGGCAAAATTATATTCAATCATTTCATAGACCGTCCCCAGAAATCCTGGACGGTATATTGGAGATCACACCCGCAAGAATATAAAGCAATGCTCGAAGGCATCGCAAAGCGTAAGAAACGTACTGTGGTCAAGCTTTAAGTTTACGCTAAGGTCGCAGGTGTAACAAACGGTAAATCCTGTTGTTACAATTCATAAAATCAACTATAATTAACTATGCATACATTTGTCCACTGCGACGGTCATAACCTATTCTATCGCCAAATTAAGATGACCAACCCGGCTCTGGGTATCGATAATATGATCGGTATGGCCCTCCATATGATACTTTATTCGATGAAAAAGGAATTTATGAAATGGGGTGGCACACACACTATTTTCTACCTTGAAGGTCGTAGCTGGCGCAAAGATGTCTATCCCGGATATAAGGCTAATCGCAAAGTTACCTTTGCACAGCAAACTCCACGCGAACAAGAAGATCATTTAATTCTTGTAGAAGCTTTTGATGACCTTGTAGAATATCTCTACAATAAAACCAATATCACAGTATTGCGCAATCCGAAGGCTGAAGCTGATGACATGATTAAGATCTTCATTGAGGCTCATCCTGATGACAAGCATATATTGGTAAGCTCAG